CTGCAGCGTACGCGGGGCCGAAAATGGCAAAAGGAAAATCGCCCGTGAAAGGCCGAAAGCCGACCCCCAAACCCATCCTGAAAATTCGCGGTTCCAAAATCCGTGAACGGCACAGAAAATCGCTCACAGTCCCGCCGGGCTCGGCGCCGTCGCCGGCCTGGTTGTGCGACATCGGGCGTGCCGAGTGGGATCGTGTCTCGCCTATGCTGGAGGCGTCAAAGGTGATGTCGCCGCGTTACCAGCAGTCGCTTGCAGCCTACTGCGACTCGTTCGCAGACATGGTCAAGGCCGACGAGGAACTGCGGGCCAACGGGGCCACGTTCATGGACGACAAGGGACGCATCAGCAACCACCCGGCGTGGAATCGGAAGCGCGACGCACGGGCATCGATGCTGCGGTTCGCTGCCGAGTTTGGCCTGACTGCGTCGGCCGCATCGAGGGTAGCAGCGAGTGACGAAAAGCCGGAAGAAGACGAAGCCAGCCGCATCCTGTTCGGCTGATTGCAAGTGTGCCAGCTGCCGGGCGGTGCTGTTCTTCGAAACGGTGCTGACGCACGCCAAAGGAGAGCTTGGCGGCAAGCCCTTTCGCCTTGAGGCGTGGCAGAAAACCTACGTTCGCAGCCTCTTCGCGGAGGTTAATGGCGTGCGTAAGGTGCGGACCAGCCTGCTTGCACTGCCTCGTAAGAACGGCAAGTCGTCCCTCTGTGCAGGCATCGCCCTGAAGTTGCTCCTCGAAAACGAGCCGGGCGTGGAAATCTACAGCTGTGCGGCGTCGCGGGACCAGGCCCGCCTAGTCTTCGACATGGCAAAGGTGGCCGTCGAGCAGTCGCCGGTGCTGTCTCGGCACCTCAAGGTCTACCGCAACGCCATCGTGCGGGAGGCGACGCATGGAACGTACAAGGCCCTGTCGGCCGAGGCAGGCATTCAGCACGGGCTCTCGGCTCATGGTGTGATCTTTGACGAACTGCACGTCAGCACCCGCGAGATGTGGGACGTGATGATTTCCAGCCAAGGCGCTCGGCGGCAGCCGATCACGGTGGCGCTGACGACGGCCGGCAGCGACCGCAAGAGCGTCTGCTGGGAGGTCTGGAAGTACGCCGAGCAGGTCGCCAGCGGCGCCGTGGTTGACCAAACCTTCCTGCCGGCGATCTATGCCGCCCCGGTGGAGGCCGATTGGAAAGACGAAAAGGTGTGGGCGGCAGCCAACCCCAACCTCGGCGTGTCGATCCGGCTCGACTTCCTGCGTACGGAGTGTGCCCGAGCGGTCGAGATGCCGACCTACGAGAACACGTTTCGGCAGCTGTATCTCAACCAGTGGACCGAGCAGGACACCCGGTGGCTGCGGATGGACCATTGGGCACAGGGTAAGCAACTCTGCCCGGTGCCGCTGGAGGGCCGCGAGTGCTGGGCCGGGCTCGATCTGGCGACGACGTTCGACACGACCGCCCTGGTGCTGCTGTTCCCTCTGGACGACGGCCGGTACTGGGTGGAGCCGGTGTTTTGGATACCCGAGGAGAACGCCACGCAGCGAGAGCGACGCGACCATGTGCCGTACCTGACGTGGGCACGCAACGGGCAGCTGCGAATGACGCAGGGCAACGTGACCGACTACGACCAGGTGCGGGCCGACATCAACGAACTGGCCAAGAAATACCAAATTCGGGGGCTGGCGATTGACCGCTGGAACGCCACGCAACTCTCAGCCCAACTGCAAGGGGATGGCGTAAACGTCGTAGGGTTTGGGCAGGGTTATGCGTCGATGTCCAGCCCCTCCAAGCAGCTTGAAGCCTTGGTCGTGGGCGGGAAGTTGTTGCACAACTCGGACGTGCTGACGTGGCAGGCGGGCAACGTCGCCATTCAGCAGGACAGCGCCGCCGGAAACATCAAGCCCAGCAAGAGCCGCAGCCATGAACGTATCGACGGCATCGTGTCCCTCGTGATGGCCCTCGGCATCCACGCTACGGCCGTGAAAACACCCGAAGTGAACTGGGATATCCAATGGATGTGACCGAGGATTCCGGCCTGACGATCACTGACCGGCGTGGCGAGTACGCCGCGACCGTCGACCAATGGAAAATCCACGAGTTCCGGTCGGCCGAGTGGGCGTTTGTAGGCGCCAACAAGACGCCCAGCGGCGTGCGTGTGACGCCTGAGACGGCGTTGAAGTGCAGTGCGTTCATCGCCTGCGTGCGGGTCATCAGCGAAACGCTGGCCAGCTGCCCCCTCAATCTGGTCGAGGAGATGGCCGGCGGCGGCAAGCGCTACGCTACCGAGCAGCCGCTGTACAGGACACTGTCCCGCCGGCCCAATTCGTGGCAGACTCGGTTTGAATTTGTGGAGACGATGACGGCGCTGTGCTGCATGTACGGCACGTCGTTCGCCCTGCGGGTGCCCGGCCGCAACGGCGCGTACGACCAGCTGGTGCCGCTGCACCCCAGCCGCATAACGGTCAAGCAGAACGACGACTACTCGCTCACCTACCTCTACCGGCAGCCTGTGACCGAGCAGCAAGTGCCCTACCGGCAGGAAGACCTGTTCCGGCTTTCCTACCTCTCAACCGACGGGTTCACGGGTTTGCAACCGCCGTCGATGCTGCGTGACGCGATCGGGCTGGCACAGGCTCTTGAGCAGCATGCCGGTGCCTTTTTTGGAAATGGCGCGAGGCCGGGCGTGATCTTCACCAACGACAACGCCATGCCGCAGGAAGCGATTGAGCGTGCCCGCGAGCAGTGGGAACGCATGCACAGAGGGGCCGATCGGGCTTTCAGGACTGCGTTCCTGCCGCAGGGCACGAAGCCTGTCGAGATTTCGTCAAGCAGCAACGAGCAGGCCCAGTTCCTTGAGAGCCGGCAGTACCAGATCATTGACATCGCCCGGTACTTCCGAGTGCCGCCGCATCTGCTGCAAGACCTGACCAGGGCGACCTACAGCAACATTGAGCAGAACGGCATCGACGCTCTGACCTACTGCATCCAGCCGTGGGCACAGCGGTGGGCCGGTGCCATCGGCCGCGATCTGGTCAGCCTGACGCTGCCTGACACGTTCTGTGCCGAGTTCGATCTGCGGCGTCTCTCAATGGGTGACTCTGCCAGCCGCACGACCTACTACCGAGAAATGCTCAACATCGGGGCGATTTCGATTGACGAAATACGAGCCATGGAAGGGCTCAACCCGGTCGAAAACGGCGGCGAAGCCCGGTTCATGCAGCTGAACATGACAACTGTGGACCGGATTATCAACCCGCCTGCGGCGGCGCCGGCCGACGAGTTTGCCCCAGTGCCGACGCAGCCGGTGGCAGAAGACGAGGAAAGCAGCGTTGACTCCAGTGCTGGAATGGATGAGGTGGACGAAAGCGAGCAGGCCGAGATGATTCAGGAGAACACATAGCATGGAACTTGAACGCCGGGCGATCAGCTGGGAAGACGTTCCCGAGGCCGAGCTGACTGTGGAGAAGCGGGGCGACGGTCGGCCTATGATCCGTGGCTACGCGATCGTCTACAACCGGCTCTCGCAGGATTTAGGCGGGTTCCGCGAGCGGATTATGCCGGGAGCGTTTGACAAGGTGCTGGGCCGCCAGCGTGGCCGGCAAGACTTGGTCAGCTATTTCAACCACGACCCGAACATGCTGCTTGGCCGCGAGTCGTCTGGAACGCTTGAGGTTTTCAGCGACGAGAAAGGCGTGGGCTACAGCGTGACGCCCCCGCTGGCCCGTGCCGACGTCATGGAACTGGTGCAGCGCCGCGACGTGAAGGGCAGTTCCTTTGCCTTTACGGTGGCATCAGGCGGCGAATCGTTCTCAAGCGATGCCGCCGGCCCAATACGCGACGTCAGGGAAGCCTCTGGCCTTTACGAGATGGGGCCGGTTGTGTCGCCCGCCTACGTCCAGACATCGGCCCAGATGGCCCTGCGTTCGCTCAAGGCGTGGCAGGACGAGCAGGCTGCCATAGTTGTGCCTGCCCCTGTGTCGCTTCGCTCTTGGCTGCGTGACGCAGCTGCCGTGTGGGCAGAGGTGCTGCGGAATGCCTGACCCCAAGGACTGCAAATGCGGCGAACGCATGAGGACCAGGACCAGCAAGGCCTGCGGCGCCGAGCAGCTGCGGTACATGGTGTGTCGCAAGTGCGGTGCCTCGTGCCGCTGTCTCGTCAAAGCTACTGCGATCTGGCGCCGCCCGAAGTAGCCAGCGTTGTATGGCACAACTTTGGCCGGCGTGCCTTCTGCAAGGTGTGCCAGCGCCACCCGTAGTGTGCGTGAGTCGCTAGCCGACATCCACGACACACCGCAGGAGGTTCACATGGACCCGCTCGCAAAGTTGCAGAACGACGCCGCTGACCTCGCCAACCGCATTGATGCAGTTCGGCAGATTGAGGGCGACGCCGACGCGATCGCGGCCCGCGATCTGGAGCTGGAAGGTCTGGTCAAGCGGTCGGCCGAGCTCACCAAGAGCATCGGTTTTGAGAAGGCCGTGATCGAATCGGCCGCCAAGCTGCGGCAGAACGTCGCCCCGGCCCTTACCCCCGCAATCGAGGAGAAGCGAGTGGACATCCGAGCCGTCGCAGCCCCCAAGCCCAAGTACTTCGACACCCACGAAAACGCCTACCGGGCTGGCAAGTTCATTCAGGCCAAGTTCCTCCGCAACGAGGAAGCTCGCCAGTGGTGCCAAGAGCACGGCGT